ACTCAATAGAAAGAGAACATGGACTCCTGTCCAAACTACAGGAGGAAAACTTAAGGAAGGAGCTGAAGAGACCATCTACAGAGCTTTGGCAATACGTCACATGGAGCTACCAGTTGGGGATTTTATCTCCGACGCTCTTGAGAAAGACGTACCTGCTACTGCACGGAAACTCCTAGAGTCCAACGTCAAGGATGAGATCAAACATGATCTCGCTCTTGGCTACATAGTTAACGCTATAGGCGTTGACGAGAAGGCAGAGAAAGAAGCCTTCCTATTAAGGGATGCGTGGGAAGCGCACCCTGACCACATGATCACCAAAGCTTTAGTTATTGAACGTGCTATATTCTTTGTTCTATTGCCTATGTTTCGCTTTAATGGCGATGCTGGTCTCAGAACGGTATCAGCTGATATTTCCAGAGACGAACAGATACACGTGGCCACTAATAGCCTTGTATGTCACGATATGGGCTTATCTTGGAGTCAATCTCTGGATAAACTTAGGAAAGCCACCATTAACTGGATCATGGAGCCATTAGGTAAGAATACCTATGGCGATAAGTATTTAAGCAAAAAATTCTGGCTCGATTCTAGCGATAATCTTATGTATAACGGCAAGGCTCCAGAGCTTGCAGAAACTAAGTCAGCAAGAATGCCAGCCTTCTTTGAACATAGCAATGTCAACCTACCCCAATACTCTTGAGTCAATACTAGGACCAAACTTAGAACAAATCCTTACTGAACTTGAGGAAATATATCCACCAATCAACCCTAACCCTAATGAAAAAATGGAATCAATTATGTATAAAGCTGGTCAACGATCAGTTGTCGAGTGGATAAAAACTCGTATCAGTGAGGAAGGATAGATGGCTACTTTAAGTGATAAGGAATGGTTAACCAAGACGTACCAAGATACTCTATTAAGAGATCCCATTTTTGGTGGAAAGCTTGCTGACGGTAGAGATGATCCAGGTGATGCTGATTATTGGTTAGGTCAATTAGCAGGTGGAACAAGTAGAGGTACTGTTTTTGGACAGATCAATGCAAGTCCAGAATCTAATGAACTCAGGCAAGGAATGCTTGACCTGTCAAATACTGCAGGTAATACTCAATCAGTTGCAGAAAGGTATCAAACCTCAAGAGATAACACCGCTTTAGGTGGTGCAGCTATGGCTGAAGCTAAGAAAAATTACACAGGTATCTTCCAAGACTTCAGTAATACTTCTGACACTACAGACACTACAGATACTACAGATACTACTAATACAACTGATACAACAACTACCGATACTTCTACTGCAGCTACATCATCAGGTCTAACCCTCGATGATCTCAACAGCTGGTGGGATACTAAACAATCAAAACAGACAGATAAGTTCGATCAGTTCACAGAATTCATGGGACTTCTTAGTGGTATGGGAGGCTTCGGTGGAGGCGGTGTTCCTGGTTTCGCATCAGGTGGCGTTGCTGCAGCTAGTCCTTACAACAACTTCATGGGATTCATGAATGCCTTTAAGAGTCTTGGTGGTGGTAGCCAACAAGCAGATATATCAACAAGTAATATCAACTAATAACAATGACTGCAAAAACTAGATACGATTATTTATCAAGCGACCGTACCCAGTTTCTAGATGAAGCAGAACAAGCAGCGGAATTAACTCTTCCATATTTAATTACTAAGGATGACTATTCAAAAGGTATGCGTCATCTACCAACACCATGGCAAAGCGTAGGTGCTAAGGGAGCTGTAACACTTGCATCAAAATTGATGTTAGCAATGCTCCCAGTGCAGACTGCATTTTTCAAACTACAGGTAGATGAATCACAACTCGGAGAACAGTTTGGTCCACAAGTTAAATCAGAACTAGACTTATCATTTGCAAAGATTGAACGCACTATCTTAGAGGCAATAGCTTCTTCCAATGATCGTGTCGTAGTGCATGAAGCTCTTCTACATTTAGTAGTAGCTGGAAATGCTCTTGTCTTTATGGGTAAGGATGGTCTGAAGTTATACCCTCTTAATCGCTTCGTTGTAGAACGAGATGGCAACGGCAATGTGATTGAAATAATCACGAAGGAAACAATTGCAAAGAAATTAATAGCTGATCAATTACCAGAGGATATCCTTAAGGATTACAACTCTGTTGTTGATAGCTCACCTGATAATGTTGAGGAGTGCGATATCTACACCCACATCACACGAGACAACAACAGATACGTTTGGCATCAGGAAGTACACGGAAAGATATTAGAAAAGTCCTACGGGAAAGCACCTGTTGAAGTAACACCTTGGATTCCATTGAGATTCAACTCAGTAGATGGTGAGGATTATGGAAGAGGTAGAGTCGGTCAATTTATTGGCGACTTAAAATCATTAGAAGCTCTGTCCCAAGCCTTAGTGGAAGGGTCAGCAGCTGCAGCGAAAGTTGTGTTCACCGTATCACCTAGCTCTACGACGAAACCCAGTACCCTTGCTAACGCAGGGAACGGCGCAATCGTGCAAGGTAGACCTGATGACATAGGAGTCGTACAGGTAGGAAAGACAGCTGACTTCAGAACTGCATTTGAAATGATGCAACAGCTTGAACGTCGTATCAATGATGCGATGCTTGTCATGCAAGTCAGGCAAAGTGAACGCACGACAGCCGAGGAGGTACGCCTCACACAGATGGAGTTAGAGCAACAGTTAGGTGGGCTATTCAGTCTTCTTACTACTGAGTTCTTACTTCCATATCTAAATAGAATACTTAATCAATTCCAAAAGACTGGAAAGATACCACGTCTACCAAAGGATATTGTTAAACCTACCATTGTTGCTGGTGTTAATGCACTAGGTCGTGGTCAGGATAGAGAAAGCTTAGGTCAATTCCTAACAGTCATCTCTCAGACAATGGGACCAGAGGCAGTACAGAAGTTTATCAATCCAGAGGAAGTGATCAAAAGACTTGCAGCCTCCCAAGGTATAGATGTATTGAACTTAGTAAGATCAATGCAAGAGATACAAGGTCAAGAGCAGCAAGCACAACAAATGGCTATGCAGCAACAACAAGCAGAACAACAAACTGCAATGATGAAGACTCCAATGATGGACCCTTCTAAGAACCCTGCATTAGCTGAACAAATGCAAGCACCCACTGAGTAATGAGCGAAGACCAAACACTCTCTTACGAGAACAATACAGAAACAGTTACAACAGCAGAAAACCTAAGCGAGTCTGAACAAGAATCACTGAAGGTTGGAGAAGAGATGGAGGCTCAACAAGAGCAACTATTAGCTGGTAAATATAAAGACGCATCTGATCTAGAGAAAGCCTACCTTGAACTCCAAGGAAAATTGGGCGAAAAATCTGAGGAGGTTTCAGAAGAAACAGAATCAAAAACTGAAACTGAAGAGGAAGCTCCAGAATCTGCATCTAACATTCTTGATGACATATGGAATGAAGGTCAGACAGATAAGGTAAGTAAAGAAACTTTTGAGAAGCTGCAGAAGATGGACCCTGTGGAAGTTGCTAAGATGGCAATGGAAGCAAGATCAAAAGCACAACAACCTCAAACAAAAGAGTTTAGTGATCAAGATGTAGAACAGATACATGGATTAGTTGGAGGTTTAGAGAACTACAACAACATGATGTCTTGGGCGCAACAGAACGTAGATGAACAAGAGGTCAATATGTATGACGCAGTTATGGAGATGGGTAATCCCATGGCTGCTTACTTTGCTGTACAAGCATTAGCTCTTAAGTATCAAGATCAGTCTGGTAGAGATGGTCAGTTATTGACAGGTAAAGCACCTAAGTCAACAGGTGATTCATTCAAAAGTCAGGCTGAACTGATTAGAGCTATGGAAGATGACAGATATAACGATGACCCTGCCTACAGGCAAGAGGTACAAGCAAAGCTAGAACGATCAAACGTTAACTTTTAATCATGCCAAAAGGAAAAGGAACATACGGTACTAAGAAAGGTAGACCACCTAAGAAGTAGGTAGACATGGCGACCTGACAGTTCATCATCGCCATTCACCTATCTTTTAATTCAATGACAGTTATCACCGAATACGGTAGACAAAACATTTTCGCTAAAGAACCACCTATAGAAATCATGAACGAACAAGAAGAGAACTTTCTTATGGAACAAGCTGAAAGAACTAACGGTCAGTTAGCCATGCTTGGATTCGTTGCTGCCATCGGCGCATACATAACTACTGGACAAATCATTCCAGGTATTTTTTAAACACTTTATAAATGACTACAGCCACATTAACCAAACCATTTGACAACTGGCAGCGTTTTTGTGACTGGACTACAAGCACCAACAACCGTCTCTATGTGGGATGGTTTGGTGTGCTTATGATCCCTGCACTATTAACCGCTGCAACAGCATTTATCGTAGCCTTCGTGGCTGCACCACCAGTTGACATAGATGGAATACGTGAACCCGTAGCTGGCT